ACCATTCACATCCTTAGCCATGAACTGGTAAAGATCGAATTCGCTATTATCGATGATCTGCCCGCCGTAGGTCAACCGTGCGCGAAAGCGCCGTTGCTCGCCTACGGCGACTCGCATGGAAAGAAGCGAGGGAACAGAAGTTCCCACATTGTCTATCGGCACATTCCAAACCAGGTCACCAGGCCACTGCGCCGTCGCAACCGTTGGCCAAGTCAAAATCACGATCAAAACCCATAAACCGATTTTCTTTTCATCGCTCATCATTCATCACTCATCGTGAAATTTGGGGATGGCGACCGAATACCTTACGGCGCTCAGCCGCCATCCCGATTGGTCTGACCGCTGGCCGGCAGCCAGACCGTAGCTTGGCCATTCCTCTCTATCCCTTATTGGCCATTGCTCAACCATGCCCCGCGTGGATCGCATAGGCACGTGTTGTAGCAGTGCCGCACGCGGTATTGGATCGAGTCGTCAAGGAAGTTACCTTCGCCTGGGCCGACCGGCCCGCCGCCTACCGCCACCATGTCCGACGTCCTCATCGTCAAATAGGGAGTCGTCTGGCCGCGCAGAAAAGCGTACTCGGCCACCGGGACGTTTTCGGCGAACAAGCCCCACATGGTATTGGCAAGCGTGCCATTGGTGGCGATTTTTGGAATCATCGGGTCGACCACCAACCTGAGATCGTATTCCATCGCGAGGTTTAGGTTACCAATCTGGGTCACCGCACCCGCTGTCCCAACACCTTGCCATTGCGATGAAACGAGAATTCGTTTGGCAGTCAGAGCCAACAATGGAGTAACGACGAGATACCTGGGTTTGACCACGATAGGCCAATTGTTGTCCCAGAAGTTCGTGTTGGCTCCGGTCATCGCAGCTATGGCGGCAGCCAGATTCGCCTCACTCAGTGCCGTCGCGGCGGCTGCACCAAGGGCAGTCGCGGCGGCATTCCAACCTGCAGCGCCCATTAGTAGTGAGCTTTGCAGATAGGATTCAGTCAGGCGCGCTGCCGTAGCCAATCGACGGGGCAATCTGTCGAGCATCCCGATATTGTCCGCCAGCGACGCTTCCCAGGTAATCTTGTAGCGCTTGCCCCACTTCTTGAGCTTGTAGTGGTAGAGCGTCTCGGCAGGTGCGACGTGCTCTAGATACTGATCGCCCTCGACGACTTCCTGAAGCGCATCCAAATCGCCCGTATAGTTCAACGAATACACTTCGCGGGTCAAGTCCGCTATGTCACCGGGCCGGTGGCGAAAAATTGGATTGTAGGGTGGCTCTTCCATCGCCTGATATTCTGCGAGCATCTGTCTGTCGAGAACGGTCGACATCAGGCCAGGGAAGTCTGTTGTGGCCATTGCCTCTCTGAGTTCATACTCCCACTGATGACGCGGCTTGTCAGCTTTATTGTGCATCAATTCCATGTAGCGGCGTACCGCATCATCACCAAACCGCAATGACCGTACCGGCACCTCTTTTTGCCAGTCACCGCCAGTTTCCATAAGTTCGAGCATTTCTGAAATTCCCATGATGATCTCACCTTCCTTTCGTCACTTGATGAGTGCAAAGACATCGACTGTCACATTGGCCGCCGTACCGCTTGTGGCATCAAGCCGCAGATCAACGAGGCCAGTTTCGGGAGTAGCCATGATTTGACCGCCGGTGATATTTGTGGTTCCCTTTCGCACTTGTCCCCAAACGTAACCAGTCGATGGCGTTAGGTTGCTCAAAGTCACGTGTGCAGTCGTTCCAGCCGTGCCTACCATCGTTGTGGAAGTTACGCGCACGCCTTTGAGTAGCGATCCATTGCCCAGGGTCAGTGAACCAAGAGTTGATGTACCTGTAACTTGGAATGTGCCGCCGACCGCGAGGTCGCCTGTCACACTGGCATCATTCCCTACGGTCAAATTGGCAACTGCACTTGATGCGCCATCCTTGAGCAAGACAGGTCGCACAACAGCCGTATTGCTCGTGGTAATTGCGCTGAGTAAAATACCAAACGGGAACCCTGTCGTACCAGGCGTATCGCTCAGCGCCGCAGCCGTCGGGCTGATGTAGACCACATCGCCAATAGCCATAGGTACATTTACGGTATTGGTGATGGGCAAATTCCAGATGCCATAACGACCAACTGGAATATAGTCTGTGGCTGCACTGGCCGACAACAATGCGACACCAGTCAATCCTTCAGTACCACGCAAGATAGGATCGCCCTTGTCGACCAGGTTATCGGCATGGACGGGATGCGTCAGTGTACTTTCGAGCAACTGAATGACAGAGCCGCTGTCGCTCTCTTCCGTCCCCGCCGTCTTGCCGGGTGTGTAGGGATTGGTTTGATACGTAACGGCGGCGATCAGTATAATAGCTACGAAGATCGCTGCCATAAGCACTTTCCATTGGGTTGTCATATTTCTCTCCTTTTATTCGCCCGCGAATATGCGGGCTTTTTTTTCCGCAAGTTCTCGACAGTCACCTTCGTCGATGTAGCGTTGAATCATTGTTTCGCGTAGCGCCATTTTCTCTCCACTCGCGCCGCGCGGTGAGCTCTTACCAAGACCCGTCACGCCTTTTGGTGGCGATTTGGCCGCCTCCGCCGCCTGAACCGTGATGGCTCTGACAGACTCACACAATTCTATCATCTCGCGCACTTTATCGGGGATTGCGATGTCATCGCCAAGCCGTTCCCGCAATAATTGACGCGCCGAATCTGGGAGATTGGTGGCCTCCGCGAGCAATCGCTCTCCGGCGATTCTACCTTCGGCAAGCTTCACAATCCGCTCGGATTCTTCGCGTACCTTTGCGACCTCGGCTTTGGCCGCATCGCGTTCCTCGACAAGCCGCGCCTTTTCAATTTTTGATTGCGTGGCAAGCGCCTTGGTGGCGGTGTGTTCGATGAGTTCGACAAGATCGGGCCGCACCTCGCGCAGCCCCGCATGGTCGAGCAAATCCACGTCAGTTTTTTCATCGAAAAGCACGCAGCCACCCGCATTGCCTTCGGTGACGAAATCCACGCTGCGGGCTTTGATGAGGCGTTCAACTACATCAACGGACTTTCCATCAACGTTACCTTTGACGCATTCTCCGACCGCGCGAATCGAAAGCGCCATTTTGTTCAGCACACCCGCCGACTTCATTCCTTCGAGCTTCGCGCGGAAAGCCGGGTCGAAAATCTTAGCCTCACCACAAAGCGCATTAGCGCTGTCAATAAACAAATTCGACAGCTCTCCAACCCACGTGCGCACGTCGCCCTCCGGCCTCGCTTGATCCTCTTGCTTCGTGGCATGGTTCTCGTGCATTCGCACACCTTCAAAAATGCGTGGGCCGTCACGGGCAATCACCTCGGCAGGATAGTAACGTTGTTTATCGACGGTCAGGCCGGGTTTGATAATCTGCACAGTATAGCTGAACGGTTCTTTTGTCTCTATGGCATCCGTGAATTCCGCTGTCCACGATTCCATAAAGCGAAAACTCGTGCCACTCTCTTTCACCGCCTTCGGCATCTCTTCATCAGGCGTATCCAATGACCGGTAGGCGGCGCGGAGCTTAGCCTTCACTTTTGCGAGATCGCCAGCAGGTATCTCCGCTTTCTCTCCGCGAAAACCGCCAGGACTGAGAGCCGCGGCAGCTCGACCAAGTTGCACGCGCGTCACCTTCAGCGTCGGCGATTCCCAAATGCGAAGCTTCCAAGTTGACGGGAGGTCGCTGTCAGGAACATACGCGTAGGCGGCGGCGGGGTAGTTTTCGCCGTCTTCCGTTTTCATTGGTTTCTCGGCAAACTCAATGACCACGAATTTTTCATTCTCGGCGAAAGCAATGTCGGCCATGCCCTTGACGGCAGGAATACCGGCGCCGAGAAATGACACTGCCCGCACGTACGGCCTACCTGTCTTCTCAAAGGTACCATAGAGCTCAATCGAGCGTTTTTTGTATGCGCGATTTTTGAGTGCCGTGAGCAGACCTTCCGACACATCGCGCAAATCGGCAAAGAGTGAACCGCCCACAGCTCGCAGCCGCGCAATCCATCCATGCGCCGGCCCTTGTTGCGCATGATCTTGCGTCACCGGCGCTTCGTGAAGTTCGGGCTTATAGTCGGCAGCCATAGCCTGTAGATCATCATCGGTATACCGGCCCTTTGCCCCGTAGTCGCCGCTGCGAAACACCTCGACTTGAAAGAGCTCTTTTTGTTCTGCAAACTGCTGTAGATTTTCAGGCATTTCATTTGCCTCCTCGCTGGCCGGTTCAAATGTGTGTTTTATGTCGTGGTCAGCAAGCCATTTTTTGGCCGCCGCCGCAGTCCATTCGGATTTGGGGAAACGCAAGGCTTGCGGCTGCCACGCCTTTTCCCCTGCACCCTTCAAATGTCCCCAGATAATCGAAATTGAGGCAGGCACTTCAATCTTGCCATAAATTGTGCCGCCATTGACGCGACGAAATTTATCGCACTCGTCAGGATTGCGAAGCCGTGCACTATGTTCGTTTGGGTATGGCATTAGTCTTTTGCCTCGTATCCGATTCCACAATTGCAACCAGGATGCCCTGGTGTCATTGTGTGACCACTTTGAAAAGTTTCCTCTATTGCTATCGGTCCTTGTGCCTCATTGGCCAAACAGATTTCTTCGCACGGATTGTGACTGAGCGGCGACACGATCCATGATTTCATTTCCAGGCCCGTTTGTTTGGCTTCATCATGCGCCGTCCGACTGAGCGCCAGATTGGTCTCAGTATTCGCAATCAGACGCGCTCGCCTTACTGTCATGTCCTGAAACTCAGCGCGAATGGCGCGGGCAATCTCGACTACATCCTTGCGTGCCTCAATGCCCTTGCCCACAATGTCCGCAATCGTGTGGCTTGTTACCGCGTTTACATTGCGCACAAGCGTTGCACCATATTCTTTTGCCCAGGTTGTGGCTGCCACCAAATCGGGAGCGGGCAAGAGCCGCACTGCCTTCTCAAGCAACTGCTCTGGCGATCCACGCAAAGCAACAGCAGCCGCTGCAACGCGCTGATAGCCAACACGAAGCGCCGAGCGTTTGATTGCCTCTATACTCAGCGGGCGATATTCTATCGGCTGATCTTTCTTTGCCTCTGCAAATTCCTTGCTTCGGTCAGCGCCTATTGTCCAACGCATCGCTGCCTTGATTGCCAATAAGATTGCGACAAGCCGCGCTTGGACGGCAGGCACGTCGGCATCAATGAGGTGATTGAGGTCAATGAGGAAGCCTTCAAGATCAGCAAGCGCATCAGGTGTATTCTGAAGCAACAAGCGAAAGTGTTGGCGAAATGTTAATTGAATCTGGCGCTGCGCTGCCAGACCAATCGGCGAGCTCGTCATGTTTGGCAATGTAACATGTGCCGCCCGCCGTGCCTCGTCGGTCCATTGCAAGATAGCAACCGTCATCGCACAACCTTCTCAGCCAATGTCGCCATGATTGCTTTTAGGCTTTCGCTCATGGGCGCTCCAGGTTTGGCCATATTGATTTCGTCAACTATTGCCTGGGCATCCGGCGCTCCTAGAATATCCAGCAGCCACTTTTTCAGTTTTGCAGATTCTAAATATTCGGGCATCAGGTTGAATAAAGGTACAGCTGCTGTCGCGATTGCCACCGCATCTGTGGCTACAATTTGCGGCATCGCTACATCGTATTGCCAGTCATCTTCCGGCACGTCAGCTATGGTAAGCGCGAAATCAATGATGCGCTCAAACGTATCTCGCCACAGATACTGGTATGATTGAAACGTTTTGAGCAGTGGCAATTCCATCGCGCTTGCCGTTGCGAGTCGAAATGCTTCCCCCGCGCCCAGATAAAGGGGATTGAGGTTTGCGCCCCCGGCAATCATCCGCAAAAGCATGTTGCCGTCAATCTGTGCCGCCGCTGCACCTGTCTCAAATTGCATCGCGCTCAGGGTCAAGTCTTGATTCTCAATCCAACGGGCTCCGGTGGCAGGCGGCGGATTGTTCTCCACATTTTGACTGACAAGGCCCGATTGCACTTCCGCTTGTCGCTGTTGGATCTGAGCTTTCGTCCCACGAATCTTTTCCTTCATGGGAAATTGCGCGAGTGCCTGCTGGATCGCCAAGCGGGATTCCATGAATTTGCGATACGCCTTTGCCCAATCCGTAACTACAAAAAGCAAGCCATTGCCACGCCAACCTAGCGGCATGAAAGGCACATGCAAGATGTATGCATCCGCTGTCTCGCAATCAGGTTGATCGTGGGTTTCCTCTTGGCCGTATTGTGTGATGTCGCGGTAGAAATAGCGTCGTCGCTCTTTGCTTTGTGCCCAGAACTCGCGTTTGTAGCCCCAGACGTCCTCCTCATCTTCAGGATTGGTCACGCGTTCCAGAATCTGCAGCGGATCAATTGTGCGGATAGTCACCCTATTTTCATCAGGGAAAAGCGCGATGAAAAGCTCACCATCTACAAGTAGGCGATTCGACATTCGCGTTTGACCGACGTAACTCATCGCATTTCGATTGCG